AAGTAATGGCTGAAGAGGCGGACCGGGGTAGACGGGGCGCGGACCAGATAAGCGTTAGCGACAGCTCTGCAATATCAATGCCGATCAGGAATCTTATTAGCATTGTGGCGGCAGTTTCCATCGGCGTCTGGGGGTACTTTGGTGTTGTGGAGCGGCTGAATAAGCTTGAGACCTTTGAGCAGTTGATTGCCAAGGACTTAGAGACCGGCCTGAAGGAATTACAGGCCGATATTGCTAAAAATAACGAGTTCCGGATTAAATGGCCGAGAGGCGAGTTAGGTCAGGCTTCTGCGGATCAGGAGCAATATCTCTTAATAGAACACCTCAGTGGTCAGGTTGAGAAAATTCAGACCCGCATAGAGGAAGGAATGAGCAACGGAGTTAACATCAAACGGCTCCAAGAGGATGTTAAAACGCTAAGAACTGATGTAGAAACGTTGAAAGATAAGCAACGCGGTATAATGAATGGAGGTGGGTAATGGTTCCCCGTGCGGTAGTTCTTCTAACTTTACTGTTATCGGCCTGCCAATCTACTGACTCTTTGTCTACCGTCGAAATACGTCAGCAAGAGCAGGCGCAACAAGCGCCTGAGTCATCTTTACAGGAAGCCTTGTCCGTCCCAAGTTGCGCTAAAAGGGAGCTTATGGCGAAGTTTCTAGAGAAGACTTTTAATGAGAAGCCTATCCTTCGCGGAGTTTCGACGGATGGATCCATTCTTACGATTTACGCTGGACCAAATGGGGCGTGGACTCTTACCAAGATAGTCAACGACATTACTTGCATTCTAGCCGGTGGAACGGGTTTGAAGGTTCTGCGGTCAGAGAAAGGGAAAATGGTATAATGATAGCTCTTCTAGGCAGTCTTTTAGGTTTCGGGACCTCCATAATCCCAGAGGTTATCGGAATATTTAAACAGAAGCAGGCCGACGCGCATCAATTGAATATGCTTGAGGCAAAGGCTAAATACGCCGATCAGATATCCAAGCTCAAAGTTGCAGAATTGGACGCGCAGGCTGAAATTGAGGAAACAAAGGGTTTATATGAACATGATAAGTCTATCGATGCTGGATCTTTTATCAACGGGTTGCGCGGTAGCGTCCGCCCTGTTGTCACTTACCTTTTCCTCTTAGCTTATCTAGCAACAAAAGGGGTTATGATCTATGCCATGATTGCCGTTCAGAATCTGGATTGGACCGTGGCTATAGATATGGCGTGGCGAGAAGAAACAGACGGTGTTATCTTTAGTGCCATCATATCCTTCTGGTTCGGTAATAGAGCAATGTCCAAGGCACGGGCATGGCAGACCGATAAAAAGAAATAAGGGACAACATTGATGGACGGAGTTCTTTTAGCTGAACATTTGTTCAAAGTCATTCAAGAGAGGCGCTCAAGAGTCTCTGAGATGATGACTGACGGTGTGGTTAAGGATTTCTACGAGTACAAACAACTTGTTGGCAACGTGGAATCTTTAGATTATATAGGTCAAGAGTTAAGAGAAATCCTAGAAAAGGCGGATTCATGATGGAAAAATCTGAGACTACAGATAATCTGGTCTCCTTAAGCGATGCTTACGTTAATATTGAGGAAAAGGTTCTGGATCCAGAAAAGATAGACGGAAACGCTCTAGATAGGATGCCCTCCCCTACCGGGTGGCGTCTTCTTATCCTTCCATATAGAGGGAAAGGAAAGACCGAGAGTGGGGTCTTTCTTCCGGACGCGGTGGTAGACCGAGAGGCTTTGGCTACTGTCTGTGGTTTTGTGTTGCGGACAGGTCCTTTGGCTTACGACGACAAATCTAAATTTCCAAGTGGGGCGTGGTGTAAAGAAAAAGACTGGGTTCTGTTTGGCCGGTATGCGGGTTCTCGTTTTAAGATAGATGGTGGCGAGGTTCGTATTCTTAACGACGATGAAATAATTGCTGTAATACAGGATCCTGAAGACATCCTGCACATTTAGGAGAAGACAATGGCTGAGAGGAACGAAGACCTTGTTGTGGATCTTCCTAACGAAGGGGAAGAGGTCACGGTAGAATTGGAAGAAGCTCCTTCCGAAGAACTTCAAGCGGATCACGCGGATCAAGAAGAGCATGAGGTTTATAGCAAGAAGGTAAAGAAGCGGATCGATAAGCTCACGCATAAGGTTCGCGAAGCAGAACGCCAGCAGAACGCGGCTATAGACTATGCACAAAACATCCAGGTTGAGAACGCGCAACTCAAGGACCGAGTTCAGAGTCTGGATAAAGGGTACGTCGAAGAGTACGGAGACCGGATTGCTACCCAGTCAGAGTCTATAGAAAAGGACTTAGAGACTGCAATCGCTACTAACGACACGTCCGCACAGGTCGAGTTAAACAAGAAGTTAGCGCGTCTCGCCATTGAGGAAGAGCGCGTTGCATCGGCCAAGCAGCAGCAGGCTCAGTATCAACAACGTCAGCAACTGGCAGCGTCTCCTCAACCCGCTTCAGTGCCTAATCGTCCGGATCCCAAAGCCGAAGCTTGGGCGGAAAAGAACGAATGGTTTGGCAGTGACGAGGCCATGACTTTTGCGGCTTTTGGAATTCACAAAAAGATTGTGGAGGAAGAAGGCTTTGACACGGAGTCCCCAGAGTACTACTCTGAACTAGACCGGAGGATAAAGGAGGCCTTTCCACATAAGTTTAGTGGAGGCTCTGGTTCCTCTTCAGATACGCGAAGGCCCCAACAGGCTGTAGCATCTGCCACTCGTTCCAGTAGCACTGGACGCAAAACCCAAGTGAGGTTAACTCCTAGCGAAGTTGCAATCGCTAATAAGTTGGGAGTTCCTCTGAATGAGTACGCGAAACACAAAACGCTAGGAGCAGGATGATGTCCGACAAACAGTTAGATAAAACTCCTCGCGCATCTAAGACCCGTTCGGCTAAACCCAAACGGCAACCTTGGAAACCACCATCCTTATTGGATGCACCTCCTCCGCCAGAAGGCTACGTTCACCGCTGGATTCGTGCAGAGGTTCGGGGTTTCGATGACCGCAAAAACTTGTCGGCTCGTATTCGGGAAGGCTGGGAACTTGTGCGGAAAGATGAATACCCGGATTTTGAAGCTCCAACGGTTGATAGTGGAAGCTATGAAGGCGTTTTTGGCGTTGGTGGATTGTTGTTGGCTCGTATTCCAACAGAGATTGTAGAAGAGCGCCGTGAATATTTTGAGCGAATGAACTCGGATGCTATGACGGCGGTTGACAATGATCTCATGAAGGAAAACCAACATCATTCGATGGCACTTCAAAAACCGGAGCGTCAGTCGCGCGTTACATTTGGAGGACCTAAGAACACTTAGGTTTTGTTTTAACCGCTGCGAGGAGCAGATGAGACATGGCTAACATTAACGGAAGCTTTGGTCTCCGTCCGATAAGTAAGTTGGGCGGTGCCACTAATTCCACTGGTGTTACGGGATATACTCCTTACGAAATTGCCTCCGACAACAGTGACAAGATTTACCATGGGCAGGTGGTTATTCCTCTTGCTTCTGGTTATATTGACCACACAGCTAATGCTGCTGGTGGCACTGTCAGTCATCTTGGCGTATTTCAAGGATGCGAGTATGTTTCTAGCGTCACTGGAAAAACCACCTTTAGTAACTATTGGCCCGGATCTGGTGCCGATAGTAACCATCCGGTGAAAGCATTTATCGTAGATGATCCCAATCAACTCTACGTTATTGCTACGGATGCTTCATGGACCAGCAAGGCAACTGCGAGAGCAAGTGTCTTTCTAAATGCAAGTCTTTCGACTGGTATCACCGGAACTGATGCTACAGGTCTTTCTTTGGGCCGACTGGCTATCAGTACTCTGGCAACGACCAATACTTTGACCCTTCGGGTTATGGGTTGGCTTGAGGATTCCATGAATGAAGATTTTACCGCTGCTGGTATTGGCGCAGTTGTTCGGTTGAATAACCCCTTTAATGCACCCGTTGGGTCCATTGCTGCGGGTACTCCTTCAACCACTGGCGTATAGGAGGGTTGATCAATGGCTATTAGCAGAGCACAACTCGTAAAAGAGTTGGAACCCGGCCTAAACGCACTGTTTGGCTTGGAATACGATCAATATGATCGTGAGCATGAGCAGATTTTCTCTATGGAAACTTCGGATCGTGCCTTTGAAGAAGAAGTCATGCTATCTGGCTTTGGAGCCGCACCGACTAAATCGGAAGGTTCTGCGGTAACGTTTGATGACGCGCAGGAAGCATATACTGCCCGTTATACCATGGAGACGATTGCTTTGGCGTTCTCAATCACAGAGGAAGCCATTGAAGATAACTT